CAGAGATCAACAGCGGCGCTGTAGTCCACCAGTCCTTGCACCAAGCCTCCTGCTGTCGAAGGATCGACTAGTGGATGCTGGCACACAACGGGTTCACTTGCAGCGTATCTGTTTGCACAGGCTGTCAACGACAGGCTTAGGAGTAGGAGTATCCCGGTAAGCAGGTGCTTCATCCAGTGCCTCCTTGACCTTGATCCTTGCATCGCCCGCCTTAGCGGTGACGTAGACTACCTTGGTCTGTATCTGACTCTTCTTCTCTTGCTCAGCAAGGAAGAGAGCATGGTTGTCATCAGCCCTCTTGGACTCCTTGTCCACTCCATCCCACAGCATGATGCTAGTGATGGACAGCAGGCCGATCAGTGCGTATGTTATCAGACGCTCTTTCATAGGCCACTCCTGCATAGTGCTGCATCAGAGGCTCTACGGTTGCCAAGTCCCTTCGACGGGTAGCCACCAATGGTAGCCTTGTAACCGGGAGCCATCCCGTACTTGCCCTTCCATGGGGCTTCGATGGCATTGCAGGCTTCCCGCCACTTACCAGCTCGCAGCGCATCCATGTAGGGTGCATCAACGTACTGCTTCGTGAACTGACTGCCGCGCCACCCTGACTTCCCGATGTTCACAGCAGTGCTAGTGAAAGCAGCTACCACGGTGTCGGGAGTGTCCTTGCGCAGATAGGGCCGGACTGCTTGCATGTACTCGTTGGTCATAGCCAGCAAGTCCTTGTCGCACTCTTCCTGCGTGTATCGCATCTTGGGGATGCCCTGAGTCTGGCCATAGCACCAAGTGCTTACGCCACCCTGATCCTGATAAGGCGTCAGGCTCAGCCCTTCCTTCGTGCCAATGTGGCTACCAGCCGTAGCTAGTGCCACCGTGGCTCCGAGTATCAGAAGCCTTTGCTTGAGCATTTTCTTTCCTTCCTCCATGCAATGAATTTCATCACAAGGAACACGGTGCTGACGAGGAAGTACACGCCAGTTACCACCGCTGCCCAGTCAGGCAGGCTCAAGCCCATAAGAGAGACACCAACAACAGTCGCAGCAGAGGCGGAACTGTTGCCGATAGTACCGGCGTCGTCCGCCACATGTTGCAAGATTGTCATTACATCGGTTCTCCTAGGTTGGGTGCGGAGCCGAGCGCTTCGCGCATGAAGCGCTCTCAGTTCCTTCGAGTGCTAAAGGGTTCGTGTGCCGGCGTACCGGGTGATCTCACGCAGCCGCCCGATGAAGTCGTTGTCACCGTTGACCCCGTTGTATCCAAGCGACATGATGTTGTCGTTCAGCATAAGAGGGCCACAGGCGACTGTGACTTCGTTCAGGCCAATGGTGAGGCTCATGTTGGTGCCGTCGAACTCAGCGTACACGTTGAAGAAGGTTCCGACCGGGAAGGTCATCGGGTGATAGAGCTGCACCTGCACACCAGTGGCCTGTGTCGCAGTCAAGCGAAGGCGTGTGGCTTGCAGGGTGTCAGCGTTTCTCACCAGCTCAATCTTCAGCGTTTCAAACGGTGTTGCGGTGTGCAGGCAGCGGTGGATAACCATAGAGCTATCGTTTGCCAACTGCTGGTCGAGCCGCATGTTCAGGTAGATGCCGAAGGGATCAGCACACCAAGCCGGGACGTTACTCATTACGAGGTTCTTACCAGCACTGAAGATTACGGCGTTGCCCGACGTGGATCGAAGTGGATCACTGCCGCCCTGTGGAATCCACTGGGTCGTAGGTGTCGTTGCTTCGGGCCAATGCCAGACAGTTGCGCCGGGAGCTACCCCGGCAGCAGTTAGGTTGATCGCGATGAACTCAAGGAGTGCAAAGCGACCGATGGTGTCTGTGCTTTCAGACATTGCGCAGAAGGCCGGTGCAGAGAACATACGACCTCCTTAGATGGCGCCAGTGACGACCCAGCCAGCCGGGATACGAGCAACGCCCGCTACACGACCGCGTGGTACATCGGAGCCACCTTGCAGGCCAGTGCCGATGAAGGTCATGGCTCCGCCCTTGTTGAGTGCCATGAACACCTTGGTTGGGTCAGCGACTGCGGTGATTGCATCGGGTAGCGTCACGCTTACGATGCCGTCGAAGTCGAAGATCAACATGGTGTTCACGTCGGTTTCCAGAACCGTGTAGGTCTGGCCGGTGACTGCCCGGTACTTCAGTGCGCCGGGAGTAGCTGGTGGTGGGTTCGCTGGAGTGTAGGCATTCAAGTCTACATCACCGTTCTCGTCAGCAGCTACGCCGTCTACAGAAACAACTGTGCCAGCACCGCCACCGGAACCGCCCAACTGAGCCCAAGGGTCAATGGAGCGATTACCGAGTGCAACCCAGATAGTACCGTCATCCAATAGCACCGATGCACCACGGGTCTTGCCCGAGATGTTGCTGATGTTGATTGGATGGTTCGGATCTTGCAGGTTCGCAGCAACAACTGCTGCGCCCTTCTGGGTCTTGGTGAATGGCACGGTGAGGGCTGGGATCAGACGATCCTCCGGGTACTCGCCCGTGACATTAGCCACGATGTTATACCGGTGTTACGTCGGTTGCTGCTTTGGTCACTGCTACCCAGACATCAGTAGGCAGTGGGCCTTTGGCTTGGTACAGGACTGGCGAACCGCTGACAACAGCAGTTACCAGTGCGCCGACACGCTTGCCGGATTGTTGCGAGATGTTGATCTGGGCGCCTTTGTCCAACAGGTGAGCCGAGGAAACGATCGGCATGTTGTGCAGGGTTACGCCTTCTTTCTTGACTTCAACGTGGTCTTTCTGGTCGCCAGTGATTGGAGTTGCCATGGGATATACCTCTCTATCTATTAGGTTATCCTCCTTTCCTAGAAGGAGAAGGAGGGAGAATGCTACTGAAACAACTAGAGCCACCAGAGCTACTGAGTGCTACTATGTAACCTTTAGGGCTACTGTAGATACCGGGTGCCACTGGGGTCTCTCCTATAATGCAACTTAAATACCCATCGGGCTACAGGCCACGGAATACGCGGCCTCCAGCGATGTTGATCAAATAATAACCAGCCTCCAGAAAGTCTCACACTGTGAGACTCCCGGTGGTCACTTTTCGATCAGCCGCCCCACGTCCTCCTAGGAAGCGCGCCCTTGGCCGATTGCACTGCACCGCTGAACCGGTTGCCCAGCTTCTGGAAACCTCTGGAAACGTCCATGGCTGCGTCTGCGGCCACCCCGAGGGTCATGTTGCGCATGTACTCGACCATCTGTTTCGGGTCGCGCATGATGTCGAACCAGCGCTGCTGCTGCTTCACCTGACGCTGCACAACCACTTTGAGCTGGTCGTAGTCCAAGTTCTCGACAACGACCGCCACAGCGGCTGCCACGGCCTCCAGTCGGTCATCATGGCGCAGGCAGTCTTTCTCCCGCGTGATGTTCGCCATCTGGTGGAACAGGCTGTACGACATGCGGATGTCCGCTGGGTACTGCTGGATCGAATCCCAGTCAGCCTGCACGACCTCCTGACGAACCACGAAGCGGTGCGTGCTAAGCACAGGCTCAAGGTTGTCGATGATGCGCAGTTCTTTCTGGTGCATGCTGTTGATGCCTTCGATGGTGACAGGCCAGTCGCGTTCAAAGTACGGCTTGAGTGCAGCGATGTGCGCACCGTTACCGTAGTTGCTTTCCACGAACACTTCCTTGCACTCGGCACGCTTGGCTGCTGCTACCAGCAACTCAAGCTCCGGTACACCATAGCCGCCCTTCACGCCACCGCACTCCCACAGGTACACCGTAGTGCCCAAGAGCTTGATGATCGCGTAGGCGGTTTCGTCCCCGTTCTTACCGCCACCAGCCGGGTCGATGAACATCACTGTTCGCTCGAACTGGCCCATGTCGTAGCTCACCTGCATTGGCATGTAGAAGCGGTCGCTGTTACGCGCACCGTACTTCGGAGCCGTCTGCCACAGGGTGTTCGGGGTGTTGCACCAGATCGGCATGATCGGGCCATGCGTGAGGCTGAAGTTTGCAACGATGCAATCGCTGATGCGGAGAGGGTAACGGTCGGCGTCGGACAGCCCGGTGTTGAGCATGAACTGCAACATGAACTTGGCCTTGCCTTGCGTCATCTCCTTCTCGTTGAGTGTGTCGTTGTTGTACATCTCTGGGCAGGTTGGTTGCCCCAGAGTTCCATCCAAGCCGCCACCGAACTGCAACGTCGGGTCGTCTTCAAGGTCACGTCTGATGATAGGGGCCAGACGATCACCGTAGTACGCCATCTGCGAAGGGTTCGGGTAGCGTCCAGTCCAGATGCGAACTTGGTAGCCACGGCCCGGAAGCCAGTTGTAGATCGACTCGGTAGACTGCGGTGTCCCAAGGTAGATGATCGAACCGAACTGGTTGATCGATTCAAACTCAAGGGAGCTGTCCATCAGCACCTCGCGGCCACCCATGGTACGGGAGTTCTGCAAGGACTCGATGTCATCCGCGATGATGATGTCAGCACGCGCACCCTGTGCCCCAGACTCTATAGAGTAGCAGGCCACGGACGGCGACTTGTCCGAACCACGGATGGCCCAGTGTACGTCGAACGCCTCGATGGATGCACGGTCGCCCGCGTACTTGTCAGGCAGCATGAAGGACAGGATGGGCATCGCATAGAAGATCTTGATGATCCACCCTGCGATCTCCTTGGCCCGCTTGCTGTTCTGCGAGAAGATCACCACACGATAGTGCGGGAAGTGAATAAGCATGAACACTGCGTAGATGGCGGTAAGTGTAGTCTTTGCCTGTCCACGCTGTGCCATGACCATGCGGTATTTGTTGCCGGTGAGCAAGAACTTCAGAATGTCAGCTTGCATACGGTTCAGGTCGGGCTTGCCGACGATCAACGTATTGATGATGACCTGAGCGAAGAAGCAGAGGCCAGCCGCTGTATACGGGAAAGCCTCTTGCAACTCACTCAGTTTCTTCCAGATCTCTACCTGCTGCTCAGCGGATAGATCACGGCCCGCCATTAAGCGCGCTTCTCGTTGCCGTCAATGAACGACACGTTAGAGTCCGAGCCGTAAGCCCGTGCCCCTTTGCCGCCCTGACGCGCCTTGACTTCAGCAAGCTGTTTGGCCAGCTCAGTCTCTTCGCTCGCCTCTGGTGCAGCGCAGGTGATGCCGTTCTTGTCAGTAACCCAGACGCCAGCGTCCTTGACTACCTTCTCGTCGAACACCATCTCGATGTCGGCCCCTTCGTTAAGCAGGTCGATCATCCGCTGCAACCGTCGGCTGTACAGGGTTGTGGTCAGTTTATGGATCAAGCCAAGCTCGTCCTCGGTTGCCGCCGATTTGTTACTCCGTTTGTCGATCATGCTTCCTCCACTTTAATTAGCCAGTGTAGGGCGTAGAACGGCGTCATGCACTTATGAATGTAGACGATGGTGTACTGATGAGCGTGCTTGTCAACGCCGCCCAATGAGTTGCCCCACAGGGTGCCATTCGTATCAGCGTTCGCTGTGTTGTAGTTCGTTGGGTTGAAGCGGCTGGAGTGTTCCGGCACGCTTACCCAGTTGCCGTGGTCAGACTCAACCCGTTGACCGATGGTCTGGAACTGAGTCTCGTAACGGTGGTGGTGAGGTGGCAGGTGACGACGGAACAACTCAGTCTGCGTCACCGTGTCAACCTTGGTGTATCGAACGTCGATGCTGCCACCGAAGCTATCGTGCGGGTAGTTGCCGCCTGATCCGATAACCATACGGTCACGGAAGTCAGGTCGGCCACCAGTACCATCTAGCAGGCGCCATCCTTTCGGGACGTTGCGGGAGTCACCCCACCAAGGGGCAATGACGCCCGTTGGCAAGAGTGTCCCCACTAGGGCACTGATCTCTGCGGCTGTGTACATATCGCAGTCTGCTGCGGTCAGGTCTGCTAGCCGCTTTGTTACCCGTGTGCGACCTGACGAGTTAAAAGTTAGATCACCATCGTCCAGCAAAGCTGCTGCCCCGACTCGCATGATCCAGTGCTTCGTGATGTATGGCCCGATGGCCTCATGCACAAACCGGGCGCTGAAGCCGTGGTCGTGTGCATCGGCAGCGCCGGCAGTGTTGCCCAGCTCCACCGAGGTCTTGTAGGACTTCACGTCCTTAGAGCCTGCGTCCCTCGACTTCTTACCAGTCCGCTCAGATGCACCGAGCTGCTGGGTCTGATACCCGTGGGTGTGTGGTGGGACTTGGGTTGTACTGAGGGCAACACCATCTGTCTTTCCGTCGATGATGATGTCGAAGTTATACTTGCCCCCGGTACTGTTGAGCGGGAAGTTGCTGCCTGCACCCACGACGGTACGGTTGGCGAGGTTAGGCGTTCGACCGCCCAACCCGTTGCACACCGCATAGCCATCAGGTACGTCCAGCTCCGTGCCATTCCAAACGAAACACATACCGATTGGGATGGACGCATCCACCAACGAACGGATCTCGCCCCGCGTGAGCGAGCCAAGGTCGTGCGCGGTGAGTGCAGATACTGACTTTCTGATCTTCGTAGTCATTAGCTGTGAACCACCATTGTGACGCCAAGGTTATTGAAGAACCGCACAAGGGCTTCGATCTTCTCGGGACTGGCGTGTTCGTCCGTTGATTGCTGCCCAATGTACAGGTGTAGCTCTACGCGGCGGCGGTATGCCTCGCGGGCGCGCTCATCACTGAAGTACATCAGCTTGTCGATGAGTGCATCTAGCTGCACCGTGGTCATGTCGTTGTAAGCAAAGCTCATCGTGGTTGCCAGCGGGAAGACCCCGAAGTCGATGTCCTGCACACCTGCCCGCTCCATCGTCAGCATAGTGAACTCAGCTGCATCCTGCGGACGCAGCTTGGCCTCTAGTGGCGTGGTCTGGGTGTACTGGTGGTAGGTGGCATCGAACCAGATGGTCGTCTCGTTGCCGAGTTCATCCACGATCACCACAGGCTCAGGGCCGTCTGGGTACGCGCCGGTGTTCTCCGTGATGCCTTCCTGAATAGGAGAGCCGTCACCCCAGTCAATGCTGGACTCGCCAAGGCCATCTAGCCGATCCTTGTCGTAGTCGAAGCGTGCCGAGAGGTGCTGGTCGAGCTGGCCTTCCGCATCGTGACCCGGTGGGTACACTGGCGGGTTAGGCTGTGGCGCGATTAGGTCGCAGTATGCGAACGTGTAGAAGTCCGTGCTGTCCTTCAGGCCAACTGCTGGCTGCGTGGCGAGGATGATGGTGCGCCGGGTGGTTACGGGGTTGCCGCTTGCCACCTTGTCGAGCGGGTCATCTGGGTTGACCAAGTACCACTGGTCTACCCGGCTCTCATTCGCCGTCTTCCTCTGGGTGAAGTTCACGCCATTGGTGATGCTGTACACAGACGGCAGCCAGAACTTATCTTGGCGGCTGTACTCTGCCCAGTCGCTCACCTCTTCCAGAACCAAGTCCCAGATAGGTTTGTCCACCGGCAGCTTCCCACCGTCGTTCGTGAACATCACGCTGTCACGGTTCACCTGTGTGCTTGCCCAGATAAGGGATTGCATCGGGTGGTAGCCAGCGTCGAGCTTGGTGTTAGGCCAGCTCAACTGGTGCGCGATGTTACGCCACACCCGGCCAGTGGGGTCTTTGTTGGGAGAGAAGCCACCGAGGTAGTTCGTCTTCTCAACAGGGTATCCCAGCTTGTCGAATGCGTAGTCGCAGTAGCTGTTGGTGAACTCAAGGTCGCCCCAGATGATCGTGTCGTAAGCCTCGTACTGGAAGAACTCAAAGTTCGGGTACTTCCAATGCTGGAACGGGAAGTTGATGATCGGTGTGATCTCGGACTTCGTGGTGAAGATCTGAGGGATGAACGTCAGGCAGGAGAACTCAGCGTCCGGGTAGGCAGCGAGTGTCGATGTCTTAGCCGCCTGAGTGTATGCACCCAACGAGTCACGCAACCAGTTAGCCGCTGCCAGTTCCTGCGCGGTGGCGTTCTGCTTGGTGAAGGATCGGATGTTCTCCCACACTGGGATCTCCACACCATCTGCCAGAGCAGCGTCGAGTGTAGGCTTGTCATAGATGAACAGCCGCTCGTTCTGATAGCTGCCGTCCCAGTACCACGGCTCACCCACTTGGAACATGCGCTTCATACCCGGAGGGATGATGTCGGCCAGCTCCTTGAAGGCTCGGTCGATGTACGTCGCTCCCTCTACTGCAACGATATTCGTATTGAAGAACGTCGAGGGCGGGTTGTACCCGGTCAGTGCTGGCTTGCCTACAGAGTAGTCACCGTACCAACCACGGAACCGCTTATCCAGCTTGAGCTGGGTCTTGTTCTCGTTCGGCACATCGTTAACCTCCAGTAGCTGGTAGGTTGTCTCAACGCCTCCGTCTTCTGGGTGAGCGAACCGTATATCGGCTGCCCACTCCTTGTTCGGGTTGAACAAGCCCTGATGCTCGAAGCCACCGAGGAACGGGTTCGCGGTCGTAGACCACGGGTGCTTGCCCTCGATCTTGATGTACTCGTCGTCAACCTCCAGAACTTGGAAGCCTTGGCAGAGCTGCATCCACGACCGCCAGTTCCACTTAACGTAGTCATAGAACACTTCCATGGAGACAGCCACGATGCACTGGAAGTTCAGGCGCACGCATTGCTGTAGGAAGTCCTCATGCCACAGGCGAACCACCTCATCGAGACAGGTCACTGGGTCGAGCTGGAACTGCTGGGTGTCCTCCATGAAGATCAGCTTCGGGTAGTTACTGATGCCCATGTAGTGGTTTATGACACCACGGTAGCCCAGCTTGTACATGTCCTCGACCACCCGACGTGGGCTGGTGTTGGCGATGTCATCGAAGCTGGTTGCGATGCCCAGATCAGTCTGATAGTCGGAACCGTCAGCGTTCTGTGGGCGACCGCGTGCGTGAGTCTTGACCACACCGGTCAGCTTTTGGACGCAGACGATGTTGGCGACAACCACGTCAGCCAGAGTTGGCACCTTGATAGGCAGCTCTGGATCTGGCTCGATCTCGATACCCTCTGCGTCGAACCCGCCCTTCGCGTAGTAGTTTGTGTCCACTACGTTGATGGAGATGCGTCGCAGGTCAGTGACAGGCACCTTCTGGCGGTTCGGGTCTTCATCCGAGAACCCGGTGTACAGGTTGTCGAAGTCGATCAGGACATCCAGCTTGTCGGGCAGGGCGGTGGCTGGGTTGCAGTATTGCCACAACCGGATGTACCACTCTACACCGTTACCATCGGTCAGCGTCAGGGAAGTACCGAACGGCAGGTCAGCCCCACGGTAAGCTCCGGGCGTCATGTTCATGGTGAACGACAACCGGTGCCCCGTGAAGTCCCGCTCCTGCGGTTCGACATAGCACTTCAGCTTGTTGTGACGTGGCAGGTACTCGTTGCCGTCGATGTTGAACACGGCTTGAGCGATGTGCTTGTTGTTGAAGATCTTGGTCGTCAGGGTGAACCCATCGGACAGAGAGTTACGGATGCAGACCTTGGAAGGTCGCTGGAAGATCGCGAACCACAACTGGCCATCGAACATGGGAACTCGTTCCCACTCATACGGCTCCGGCTCCGTCTCGATTTGCACCGAGCGGAAACCAGAGTCATAAGGACGGTCAGCGTGCATCAGCTCGTAATGGCCGTCACGCTTAATCATGTAGCCTCCTTACTCTGCAACGTAGTTGAGAGCAATGCCGAGGAACAACGCATCCTCGTTGGAGGTTGCAAGGGTGTCCTCTGGGTGGGTAGGTACGCGGCTGACCCGGATGTACAGCGTCTGGCCGATGTCGGCTGCTGGCATTGGGTAGACCACGCGCATGTGGGTGATGTCCTGTGGACGTACAGCAATGGTGTATTCGTTCGGGTTGGTGTAGGCAGGCTGGAACGCGCCCTCGGCCTGAAGCACCGTTTCGATACGCCACCGGGTGTTGCCAGCGTTCTCGCCAGTCACCATGAAGCGCATCTCGACACCCTCGGCCACCGGCATGTCAGGCGGAGTGATTACCACAGCCATGCAGGAACGAACCTTGTCGCTGAAGAAGACGTGAGCTGGCGACTCGATACGACCAACAGGCCGATGGGTCACGATGGTGCTACCGTCAGTCAGCGATGGGCGGAAGCCGTTAGCAGGCCACCACACCCGTGCATAGGAACTCATCGAGTACGCACGCATGTCAGCAATCGGGTCGCCCATCAGCGCGAACACGCGGTCGCCAGCGTCAGCCGGTTCAGCGAGTACGATCTGGGATGCAGGCTTGTCGATTGTGAAGTCGCCCTTCAGTGGATCTTGCAGCACGCCGTTCAGCCACACAACCGGGTTGACAACACCGTATGGCGAAGTGAACCGGGTCTGCCCTTGGACTGCGACAGGTGGCGACCATGGGATGCTGGTCAGGCGGAGGTCAGACAGGCTGTTCTCCAGACCGGACAGGCGATCCTCCACAGCGAACACCCGGTCAAGCCGAGCTGCTTCGTGTGGGTCGTTGGTGTTCTTGGCGAGGTTGTAGATCTTGAAGCCGCGCATGTTGAGGTTGCCGGTGGCTACCTCTTCGCCGTCATCATTGTCGCCACCATCGAAGAACCCGTCGAGGAACTGGTGGGCGATGTAAAGCTGGTTCAAGAAGGAATAGTTGATCTGGTCTTTGTTGTACACGTTGCCACGCTCAAAGTCCGAGTAGGTCTTGTCGAGTGGCTGCACACGCCGGATCAATACGGTGGTTCCCAGAGCTGGGACGCTCTCAAGAATCACACGGTTAGGGTCGGCCCGGTTGATCGTGTTGTCTACCTCATTGCCGTCAACGAACACATGGATGTCGTCAGCCGAGAGGTAGCCCACGCCGGGGCCAGTGAACCCGAAGGTGAACAGGTTGGTGATACCATCACCCGTGCGAAGGGAGTAGCTGTAGCCACTCCCGGTTACTGGATCGAACATAGTTAGCTCCTTTAATGCAACTTAATCGAATTGCCCGACAGTTGCGTTGTAGATTGGCCCGTCGATGAACGGGATGACTCGCCGGATGTCACGCATGTCCTTCTCGTAGTCCTTGAGTGGCATGGTCTTCCCACTCCACTTGGCCTTCACTTGGTCAGCACCTGCACCGACTGCCTTGGCATAGTCAGCAACCAGACCCGCTGCTGCGATCCCACCGTAAGGCTGGATACCCGCTTGGTTCGGAGACTGCACCACTGCATCAGGGAGCAGGCGCATGGATGCCATCATCTGCACCGGGATCATCGGGCCAGCCAGTGGGCCAACACGGTTAATCACGCCCCAGATCTGGGCATCATCCTTCATGGACTTGTCGATGAACTTCTGGCGCTCACGCTCATCCATGCCGATAGCCCGCTGCTGGACGTAGGCGATGTAACTCGCGTAACCCAGAGCCGACTGTGCCGCCATCGATGCCGCGAGGAAAGCCCGCTCACTTGTCACGCCACGAACCAGCAGCTTCTCATAAGAGCCGATGCTGAAGGACAGGAGCGAGGTGAGGAACTTGCCCAGCTCACGGTGAGCCATCGGGTTCTGCTCACCCACGCTCATGCGCAGGAAGGAGGCCGATGTGTTGTTGCGCATTGCAGTACCCAACTCGTTGAACAGCTTAGGCGGCAGGGAACGAACGGCGGCGAAGGTGTCCTCTGGGGAAGCCTTCAGGTGCGCGATGATCTGATTCAGGGAGTCTTCGCTGATACCACCAGTTGCCATGAGCGACTTGCGGATAGCAGGTGTGACCGTGCCCTTCTTGACCATCGACTGCAAGTTACCGACCATCGCACGGGCAACCATCTCTTCGCCAGCATGCTGGAAGGTGCGGAAGCCGTTGAGGATCATTGCAGCGTTCATGCCCTTGCCCAGTCCTTTCTGGACGAGGTTGCCGAGCTTGGTGCGGGTCATGTCATCGAAGTCACTACCCTGATGGAACTTGTGGCCGAACAGGTACTCTTGGTGCCCAGTGGTCGAGAACGTCTTGCTGAACTCGGACATGAACTTGTCCTGCTCAATGCTCTTGGCCGACAGGTTGAACATGCGAGCGGATGGCAGCTTGCTCAGTGTGTTCAGTGCGCCATTACGGATGATCGCGTTGCCGTACTCAGGGATAGTCATGAGGCCGGTTGCACGCAGTCGGGTGATGGCAGTCAGCTTGCGCAGGGTCTTGCCCACGTCAGTCAGTGCATCAGATGAGGCACCGGCCAGCGGCTCACGGAACATCAAGGACACACCGTCAGAGATCAGGTTCTGGTCTTCGCTGGATTCCAGACGAGCCATGGCCTTCTCAGCTTCCGCTGCGACCTTCTTGTTCGGGCTGCTGAGATCCTTGCGAACCTCGTTGATTGCTGCCTTCCGCAAGTCTTCCATCGTGCGCAGGAACTGGGTGCGCGAGCGATAGCCCTGTGAGGCCAGCCCCGCGTTACCCGCTGCATCGCTGCCGTACTTCATCACACGTTCCATGCTGGTGTCCAACAGGTCAACCATCCGCACACCGCCGCCCTCGGCAGTCAGGTTAGGGCGCAGGGAGAACATCGCACGCGGCGACATCAACTCACGCTCTTCCTTGCTGAACAGGGTTTCCTCCAGCTCCTTGATGATGGTTCTGTCCACACCCTTGGCTGACAGTTCCTTCTCCAGAGTCTTGAACTCCTGCATCGACAGAGCCTTCTGGTTGACGCCACGGCCAGCGGTTTGCATGGCAGTGGTTCGCTCGATCTGCATGTGCGCCAGTCGTACTGCGTTCTCGCGGGACAGCTTGATGCCGCCTGTCTCATACGCACGGGCAATGGTGTTCACCACCTCGTCCGCGTGAGTGTCACGCATGTTCAACATCTTGGCTTGGTCGAAGATAACCGAGTGGTATTCGTTGCTGTGCTTGATCTTCTCAAACCCAACTACGCCATAGTCCTTGTTGTTCTTCAGGCCAGCTTCATAGATGCGGGCACGGGCCTTGGCTGCGAGGTGGATCGCACTGTCACCCGGCTGGGGAACGGTGGTGGTGATCTCGCCACGGGCCTGTGCTAGCACCGCCTCATTGTCGAACGTCTCGCGCAGCTTGCCACGGTTACGCCCGAACAGACCACTGCCCTGCTCCTTGACGTAAGCCTCAAAGGCCGTCTCTTGCGCGAGGTAGTGAGGTACTGCATCACGGTGGAACAGGGTGTCAGCGAGTTCCTCGGCGCTCTGGTGGCCCTGAATTGTGCGGGTGCCATTGCGGAACAACTGGATACCCAGCCCGCGAGTCCCGGCGTCCGGGGCGCTGTCAACGATTGTCGATAGGCTACGGAAACCCGGTATGGCGCTCGCCATCCGCGACACACGGGCCGTCATGTGCCCGAGCATACTAGCCCTGCGGCCAGCCTCAAACACCTCGTCAACGTCACTGGTGGACAGCAGATCGTCATAGGTCGCGATGTCTTTGTAGCTGCGAGCCACTTGCATCGCGCCCATGGATTGCTCGGCATCGACCCCGCCCGACCCTTCAGGCGTAGGTGTCTCAGGTGCCAGCCCAACCTCTTCTGGCGGCGGTGGGCGCTTCGGCAGAGACTCACCGATAGACTCGGGCACCACTGCATCGAACTCGCCTGCCTCGCCCTTCAGCTCCTTGTAACGGGGCATCAGTTGTGGTGGCACCTTGCCATTAGTGAGCTGATCCAGCGTGGAGTTCAATTCCCGGTTGGCCTGCGCCAGAGACGCCCGCTCGTCGAATGCAGCGACCCGAGAGTCAATGCTGGCCTGTAGCTGGGCGATCTGTTTGTTACGCGCAGACGGCGGCAGGAAGCGGTCTGCCTCCAGTGCTGCGATGCGGGCGGTCTGTTGCTTGGTGTACGCCCGCAGCTCGTCCTTTGCCTTGGTCTGGGCCTTGCGGCTCTCGACCTCAACACGCCCGCCATGCTCTGCCTTGAGGGTATCCATCACCTCACGCTCCGACAGTGCGCGCTTGCGTTCCAGTGGCTCAGTCACCTTGGTTGCAAGGGCTTCATCCGCGTGGTTGTAGCTGTCGCCTTCCATCATGTTGCGAACCTGATTGGTGTGCGCTGCGTCAAGCTCGTTGGCCTGACTGTGCGCCATCCGCATCTCACTGATCGTGCGACCAGCCAGAGTCAGGGTGCCACCCAGCAGAGCGCCAGCCGCACCCGCGAGGGCCACGTCCTTAACTGTCCGCTGAGTGTCGTTCTGCATCAGGGCATATTCCAGCGCCACGTTCTGCCCCATGCCGGTCAGGGCCGAGGCAGCTACAGCGCGTGCGGTGTTGAGCTTGGTTCCGGCAGCAACGCCACCGGATGCCAACAGCAGCGGGATAGCCACCGGGTCAGCGATACCAGCCAGAAGCTCCATGCCAGTACCCGCCCAACCGCCAGCGTTCAGTGTTGCCACCATCTTGCGATCCTGAGCCACACGCTCAACACGGTGGCCGAGGTTGACTTCGGAGCCTGCTTCGGAAAGGAACTCAAGCTCTCGCTCGTTGTACCCTTCCGACTGGAACCCGTGCAGGCGCTCCGGTGTCATCTCGAAACCGTCATCGAACTGGTCGAACTTCTGGGCACGGGAGCGGGCCACACCTTCACTGAGCCAGTGACGTGCAGTTGCCGCATCCCACAGTGCGCCCGCTGTCGGCTCTGGGCCGGTGTCAGGTGTAGAGCGCAGAACTTCAGTAGGGATATGCAAGCCGGATTCATCACCGAACTCGCGGGGTTGCTGCGTTGGCAGCGGGGTGTCAGGGATCTTCATCTTGCTAGCCATATCACGTCCTCAAATCGTAGGGGTCAGGGTCGCCCCCGTTGAAGAGGGGAACGCCGTTAAGTTGTCGGTACAGCTCTTGTGTTGCTTCCTCGCGAGTCTGGGCGGCCTTCTTCTTGCCGACCTTCTGGACTTCACGCAGCTTGTCGAGGTCAGCCTTGCGGCCAACTTCACCAGCGTCATAGGTCAGGTGGTTGCCACCGATCTGCTCGCCATCCTTGTCGATGATGCGGAACATGGAGCCGTCAGAGTTGAAGTCATACGAGATGTCCTCAACAGTCAGATCCTTGCCGCTCTCCTTCTTGAGCTGATCCATCAGGGTCAGGGTGTAGGCTTCCATGGCATTGCTGGCCTGAGTAGGGCTGACCTTACCTTTGACCTTGCCAGTCTCAGTATCTACCGGGGCCAGACGCTGAACCAGCTTGTTGGCTGGGACGTTCATCATGGTGCCATTGTAGGTCTGGGTCATCTGGGCCATGCCTTCCTGCACAGCGTACTCCGCATTGTTCTTGGTGCTGAAGCCACCAGAGTACAGACGGGTATCAGCGTCGGCGCCCCACTTGTTGGCGAGCTGCTGACGTTGCCACTGCGGTACGTTCTTCTCACCGAAGAACTGCTTGATCTTGCCACGCTCTAGGGCGGACTCAACAGCGGATGCCACGTCCTCACCCTGCGCTACTCGCATGTCACGGTCAACCCGGAATGGGTTATCGCGAATCTGCTTGGCACGGCGGAAGGCCGATTGGTCATCCATGTTCTGGCTGAAGTGCTGGAAGTTCTGGGCGAAGGTTGCATCGGTGTCATTCAGGTACACACCCATGGTGGCCTTGTCCAGACGCTTCAGTGTTGCCAGCGATTGGCTCAGGTACTCAGGGAGTTGCTGCCCTTTGTAGTCGTCAGGGTTGTAGCTGATCGCCGCTTCAAGGTTCGCCTTTACTTGCGGCAACGGGACGCGGTTCGCCCGGCTCCAGTCCATACCGTGCTTCAGGGTGATGGCGTTCGCCTCGTCAGCCGACTTGCCCTGTGCCCGCAACTCGCGGTTCTTCTGGGACAGCCACGCATCATAACCCTTGACCACCTTGTCCTTCTCAGACTTGGAGTAGCTGTTGTCCATCGCCAGCGGGATCACGTCCTGATTGTAGACGGCCTCACTTGCTTGGGTGAGCATGACAGCTTCCTTGGCGCGGCGCTTAGCCTCCGCGTCCATCCGTACCTTCATGCTGGCGAATGCGCCTGCGCTGTAGGTGCCGGGGAACTCCTTGTTCATGTTCTCCATCTGGCGCATCGTCGCGCCCCAGCCTTGTTCACCGTTAAGCGCCTTCATCTCAATGGTGCCCATACGGTCGCCAATGATTGGGGCCATCTCTTTGGCTCGCCACTGCTGGTACTGCTCGCGCCCGGTGGTCAGCAAGGTGGAACCCTTGGCCCAGTCGGTCTTGTCCAGCTCGTCGATCAGGCGGATGTCACCAGTCGCTGCACGGGAGACGGCAGTGGACATCAGCATCTGCTTCATCTTGAACTCAGACACACCCATCATGCTTGCGCGTGCTGGGATCTCGTTCTGCACGATGTGGTTCACGTCAGCGGCTGGGTCGCCCATCATGTCCTGAATGGAGATGTTGAGAGCTTCCTGTCGCTTGGCCCCACGGTACTCGGAGGTGATGCCTTCCGTCACACGAACCAGCGGAGCCTGAGAAGCCTCGATGGTCTTGGTCACGTTATCCAGCGTCCACTTGTCCACACCGAACTGCTTGATGAGTGGGTCGTAGGCTTTCTGCTGGAGCTTCTTGAAGTCCTCGTCGGACATGTCGGGGTTGTCTTGCTTCGCCTGCACCAGCGCATTGTTCGCGGTCAGTACGTCGTGTTGCCCGATGATTGCGTTGTACGCTTGTCGGCCAGCCACGGTTGCATCTTGGGTCAGACCCTGCCGCTGTTGCTCAGTGCGATAGGTGTCCTGTGCCGCAATGGCACTCTGTTTGATCCGGTCGTCAGCAATGGTCTTCTGGACTTCCAGTTGAGCCACCTCGTCCAACTGTCCTGCGAACTGGGACAAGGCACCCATGATCTGGGAGCCTGTCGTATCCACGCCACCCGAACGGGTTGGCTGCACGGACTGCTGGGCGAACGACGTTGACCGTTGTGTATTGAGAGAACCCAGCTCAACGGCTTGACGTTCACCTGCCATGTTAACCTCCTGCTTTCTGTTGGTTGACTTGCTTCGCCTGATCGATTGCGGTCAGGTCTTTGTCGAGCTTGCCGTAAGCCCCGGCGATACTGCCACCGATCTGAAGCGCGCCCGCTGCCCACGATGGGCGATTGATCGGCGTGTAGTCCATGTTCCCAGTTGCCTGAGACTGGATGCTTCGCGCCTGATTCTGTACGTTGTCCAGCTTACTCTGACGAGTGGCCTGCACTGCGTCGAAGTTGCTGTACAGTTGACGGTCGAGGGATTCCATCTGCGCACCGACGGACAAGCCGCCTGTACCAGTTGCAGCCGCCATGGTATTAACCCGGCCCTTCGCTGCAAGGTAGTCCTTCTGGACTGCCATGTTTTGCTCACCCTCTTCCAACAGGGCGTCACGCTCGATGCTGCTGAGTTCCCCGTAGTTGGAGATAGCTGCCTCGGCCTGCGCCCGGTTGGCTTCCTCTTGCGCCTTGCTTGCTGCGTCGGCGTTGTCGGATGCGGTCTTGACCTGATAGATCGTACCCGCAACCGCTGTGCCTGCCGCGATCCAAGCTGCAACCGCTGATGCACCTGCTACTGCCATTACAACCTCCGGCCTGTCTGTTGATAGCTTCCCTCCCACTCCAGTCCACGGACACGAAGCGGCAAGTGGCTATCTGATTGGATCTCGATGGTGGCCTCATGCGCGTAGAGCCGAACGGGGAACGGGAAGGTTCCATCGATCAGCGGAGCAAAGCCCACCTTGTTATTGAAGCTGCCCATGTACCGGCCATAGAACGGGTACTTGAACTGCTGCCCGTAGCTGTTGGTGACGAACACGGTGAACTGCCCAGTGCTGGCGTAGTTGATGTTCGCACGGCCCAGCGTGATGTTGTCGATGGCCTGCACCTTCCCTTCACGGTCACGAATGAACGGCTGCGTCGGGATGTACCGGCTACGGAACTTCCGGCCTACTACCAGCTTGACGGTGGTGATGACTGCCGGGTCGGCAATGGCATCACGGGTGAAGAAGCTGTTAAGCCCCAGCCCACGCTCAAGCACTGTCTCAGTCCCGATGTCACCTGCGTTGCAGCCCACGGACTGAATAGCCAGCCAGTTGGTGAAGTCGGTATTGAGGATGTCGAACGGTGTGGTCAGGCGCCATACTGCTGCGGTCGCGTCCCACACTGCATCTACTACCACCTTGCGATCCATGCGGCATGGGAAGGTCATCCCCAGCTCATCGTCATCGTTGGTCAGCGGCATATGCTCAAGGTACACCTTGCCATCCGCGTGCAGGAAGATCAGGAACACATCGTCATCCACGAACTGAACGTGCAGCAGTTTGCTCGCTGTGTCGAATGTCCACTTGTGCCACGCTGCCTGCACCTTGTCCGCACCCTGCCACATCCAGTCGTACACATAGGCGAGGTGTGGGTCTTTCTCTGTCCGCACCAGAAGCACGTTAGTGTTCGGGTTGGAGCTGAGCTGACGCACTTGGCCTTCGATGTACTTCTCTACATGCTCGGTGATTGGACGGGCGGACTTGGTGTCCTTGTCGGAGTCAGTGAACATCTCACGAACCCCGCTGTAGTTCCCGGCGTTGTAGGAGAACATGATGCTCTCACCCGTGATGGCTGGCTTCGCGTTGATGTTCATCGGGAACGAAGTCACCTGCTTGAACACCACGTTGGCTGCGGTCACTGGCTTGCTGCCATCGATCATGAACTGGCCGGACTCAGCGAAGAAGATAGCATCGCCATCCACGGTCACAGAGTTCTTAATCCGGTTCACCTTCTCGCTGTCGCTGAAGGTATCGATGGGGTCACTGTCCAGCTCAGCTTGGCTCGACTCTTTCCAGAAGTCGAAGAAGTTGTTCGACCGTGTGAACACAGCCGCCTCTCCGCTGGTGAAGAACAGCCGGTTCTGGAAGGTGCCCACCGAGTACACATAGCCATCGAGGAACGACGGGAAGGGGTTGGTGGTGTCGTTGCCGACCGACCGATCCTCCCATGCACCTTGGGTCAGGCTGAACTGAGGCACGCCCGCCACGATACTGGTTCGCACCAGAGTGTGTGGCATGGTGTACCGATTGAAGCCCAGACGCTGCCCGCCCTCAACAGACTCCACCCACTTGACGCGGGAGCCATCGGTGCCTTCAGCTCGCAGCCACCAGTTGTTCTTCTTGATGCCCTCGTTGGCTTGGATCAGCAGCAGCCAGCCGTTCGGTGCATAGGGTGGCAGGGTGGCCGTGTTCTTCACCCGGTTCTGTACCGCGATCAAGTCTGAGCCGCCAGCGCCATCGGCAGTGGTGATCGTGTTGATCGGGCCGTCACCCTTGGAGATGAACATGCAGTTAGCCACTTGGCTGACGTTGTAGGTTCCGAGGTCACGCAACTTCTGGGCAAGGATGCCGCAGACGTAGGTGGTGTCGAGCTGAGCTTCGGCGTTGTTGGCATCGCCCGGTGATGTGTAAGTACCACCCGGAGTCGTGTGCGTTGCTGCCACAACCCCGTTGATGATGATGCTGTACGTCCGGCTATATGTCGAGAACTGCACATAGACGATGGCCATGTTGGCTGGGTTGGCTGGTTGCACATCCGCCCGCGCACGGACAGGGATCACACCATTCGCAATGAAGGTGTAGTCACCGATGGTGCTGAAGCTCATGTCTTGCAGTGGGTTCTCCACGGTGCAATAGTCCAGAACATCCGTGCCATGGGAAACCACACCCTTGACGCCAGTGGTGGTGAAGATGTGCGGAGTGGCCCGGTTCGGCTCAAAGAAGATGAAGTATTTCTCTTCATCCCCTCGGTCGTAGAAGTGGATCACCGTTCGCTCGTCGTAGATCAGGTCAGGCGTCAGCGGCAACTGGGCGATGTGCTTGGTGCCGATGCGCTTGTACAGACCATCGAGGACGGACGGGATCATGTTCTCTTGCAGGGTGCATTGACCATTGAGTCGGTCACGATCTGCCTGAAGAGATACACCTTGGATGGGTCTTCCCCACCCGCCTTGTACTCGTCCCATGATACCTCCTAGTTATTCGACAGCCCACCGATCATTGCGATAGGGTGACGAAGATGAGGGTTGGTGAACGCATTACGCTTCTTGTGGCTGGAGTCTTCCAACTGCAAGGAGATCATGCTGCGTTGCGCTTGCTGGTTCAGCGCGTTGAACTTGGCCTGATCCACATCCTTGTCGTGGACGTACCAGAACCGGACGGCATCGACGATGGCATCCTTGGCGGTCTGTGGCAGGTCATCGAAGTCAATGAAGGCAATGATGTCCAGTGGGATCAGTCCGGTGTTCGGGTCAGCCAGAGGGCGCAGGTCGAAGCCGTACTCCTTCAGGTCTATCAGGTGCTTGCCCCGGATGCTCAACGTCACCTCGCGGTTGCGTGGCTGGTGGTGCATGCGGACTGCCAGCGTGTTGTTCGGTACTACGACCCGGCCAGTGTCTGGCGCAGGCCCGAGCTTGTGGAACTCTTCCTTGTTGAACCAGTACCCCTTGCCGCCGTTGGCTTGGCAGGAGGCGCTGTATCGGTCGAGGTATCCATTGATACTCCCAGCATCAACGTGGAAGTCAATCTCGTTGAGCGAAGAGATACCAGACTGCCCCATGGCATCCAGCACGGCGTTGATAGCCGACAGTTTGTCAAAGGCAGGAACGAATGGTGCAATGAGCATCTGTCCTCCTAAGTCTCACAGTGTGAGACAAAATAAAGCCCCACCAGCTTGAGGGCTGATGAGGCTAGGGTGTTACGGGTTCATGGCGTTGACAGCAGCAGCCACCGCGAGGGCGAAGGCTTGTGCGTCCAGACCAGTACCAGCGCCTTCAGCGAAGGAGTTCACGTTGATGCGCTTACGCTTGACACGGGTGGTCAGGGCGGCAGACACGTCAACGATGTTCACGTCGGTGGCATCGCCGTTGAAGCCAGCGGCCAGATGTTCCCAACGATCTGGGATGGCACCTTCAGCCAAGTAGCTGTCGATGTACCAAGTCTTGTTACCTTGGTTCCACCAGATCTCGCCGGTCAGCTCGATGGAGCGACCAACCAACAGGGCTTCGTTACCGAAGATCACGAACACGCAGGCTTCTTGGTCTGCGGTCACGTCGTAACGGTAGCCGTTGGTCGGCTTCGACAGCAGGTGGTGATCGTCTTGACCGCCATCGATGTTGATGTGGTCGCGAGCCTTGTTCGGGAAGTGGTTGGTTGGAACCACCGGGATGTTGTACGACTTCAGAACGAAGCCAGTCACACCCGCTTCCTGATAGGTGTTGTAGCGTGCGTCGCAGATACGCTCAGCGTCACGCAGGCTGTTGAACACCGGCCATGGCATTGCGATGGTCAGCTTGTTCAGATCCAGATCTTGCAGAACCATCTGCTCGATCACCGACTCCACGAACGACAGGATGCGGGTCGGATCATCGACGTTGTAGCCTTCGTCTTTCTCGGCAATCGAGAAGCCGTGGCCCTTCACGCGAGGACGGCCAGCACGGGCGGTGGTGTTGTTGATGATCGCGCCGTAGATGCACTGTTGCAGCAACATGCGGTCTTCCAGTTTCTTGATCGCGGACACTTGCTCTTCAGCCAGCTTACCCTTGACCATGATGTCGTCTTGCACGTCGTCGAGCAGGCCGACTACGTTACGGGCGATCACGGTGGTGTCGATGACCAGCGAGTTTTTGTCGAACTCGGTCTGCGAACCACGCACGTCTTTACCCGGCGCCAGTGCTTGTACTTCGGTTGTACCGAGGTATTTGTTGGACACGGTGTTGGTGCCCTGCACTTGTTGCAGATCGAAGTAGGCCATCATGCCGAGTTCGTTGGTGTATGCACGCTTGATCTGACCGGTGAACTTCTCGAAGGCCAGCGATTTAGCTTCGCCGGATGCCGAGATCTTCGGGTCTACCAAGTTATTTACGTCGGACATGTCTTACCTCTCTTTCAATTTAGGGAAGAAGGGAGAACCGAAGTTCTGCCCTATCTATAATGCAACTTAATTAACGACCGGCGCGGATAGACGCCGAACGCATGGTGTCAACTTTCTTCTGGTACGATTTGTCGTCCCAGTATTTGTCGTCGCCCATCAGCTTCTGGTACTCGGCCCCGGAGAGCCAGCCCTTGTCGGTGATGTCGCCGGTTGCCAACGATGCAGGATCACCATCACCCAAGAGCGAGATGGTCTTGTCACCGTTGGCCTGCTTGTCAGCAGCAGCCATCTGGGTGCGCAACATGGTCAGCACCATCTTCTGGGCATCCCACGAATCGCCACCCATGACGGCGTTGTAGCTGTCGATCTGCTTCTGGTCGAGCGTGAGGACATATGCCTCCAGCTTACCCAGACCTTCCTCGCCGCCCACGATGGTGGTGTACTCGGACTGGATCTGCTTCTGCGCTTCGCTGGCGGATTGCGCCTGCTTGGTCGCTTCAGCCATGGTCTGGTCGTTCAGCCCCTTGTACATCTTCAGGTAGCCATCGACCATCAGCTTGCCGAACTTCTCGTCCAGCTTGGCGCGTGTGTCGGCAGTCAGTTCAAACTTACCTTCCTTCGCGAACAGCTCGGCCAGCACGGCCTTCTCGTCCAGACCGGCTTCGGTGAGCGCAGAGCTGATTTCGGCAGGTACTTCGATCTCGACCGATTGGCCGCCATAGAAGAACTCGACCGCATCACCTTCCTGCTCAGGCTCCTTCTGATCCTTTGGGTCAGGGGTGGCAGGGGTGCCGTCGGCGTTGAGCTTTGGAGCATCAGCGTCTGCCGGTGCAACGTAGCCTTCGTCGCCTTCAACAAGCGGTTGGGTTTCGACATTGGTGTTCTCACCCTCGCCAGTCAGGTCAACGATTGGCTGCTTAGTGCTGCCAGTCAGGTCAACAATGCCATCGGGTGCGGCGCCCGTTGGGGCACCACCGTTCAATACTTCAACACCGCGTTCCATTTAAATACCTCCGTTATTATTCATGAGATTGTCTGCGATGGTTGGGACAGCTTTCTGCAAGCCCTCGCCAATCACCTGCTGTTGCTCCGCTGCCTGTTGCTGGCGCGAGTATTCCAAGAACTGCTCTTCATTCATCATGAACGGCAACTCAAGGGACAGTTGGTTCGCCAGATACTGGATCAGGTCGCCCCACTGTACGCGCTGCTGGATAGGCTCCGGCCACGCCGCTGGCATCTGTAGCATCTCAGTCAGTTGCTGGATACGATCCAACTCCGACATCTTGCTCAGTGCCTCGATGCCTGTCATCAGCACCGTGTCCACCAGATCTGAACCAAGTTCAAACTTGATGCGGTACATCAGGAGGCGGGCGTACCGCTTCTGCAACGAAGGTGCAAGCAACGTGTAGTTGCCGCCCAGTGCCTGCTCGTTGGACTGGCTATCACGACGGATCTCGTAGGCAGTAACACGCTCGGCGTTCCTCTGCACTTGGGAGTCCATCATGAAGGCTTGGCCAACTCGCCGCTCGTACTTATCCAGCACGTTGGCGATAGGTGTGAAGTCAGCGTACTTCTCCAACTGGAGGACACCAACGTCGTCGATGTTGCCATAGACGTACTCACCTGTCGGGCTGTTGATAAGGTGGTCAACATCCGTGACGGCACCCGGCTTAACCAGATACTTCACGTCAGCCATCAGGATCATGCCCTTGGCCAATGCTTCGCTGAGGAACTGGATCATGTGGAAGTCACCCTGATGCAGCTCAACCTTGGAGCGCCCATAGTCTTCACCGTAGTTCGCTTCCCAGCGGAGGACGATGAATGGGAACCGGTCTTCGTGGACGCGGTACTCGGTGCCGACGATGTTGCCTTCAGCTTCCTGACGGATGATGAAGAACTCCCCATCCCGACGAGCTTCCGTATACAGCTCGATGTTCGTGTCCTTGTCCTTACCAGCGGCGCTGTGTCGGTTGGCACGAATCATGGCTTGGATCTCTGGCGGGAAGGTGTCGAGCGCCTTGTGTTCCAGCAGGATCAGCTTGAGCAGAGAGCCTGACTTGTCGCGCCGTACTACATACCGGTTCAGCGGGTAGTGAACCACATCGCCCTTGGTGGGGAGATAGAGGCAACCATTGCCCACGCAGAGCAGGTGTCGTACAGCCTGACCGATAGCCGAGCGGCCATTGATCTTCTCATGCTCCTGCATCGCTGAACGAACAGCGGCGGCCAGAAGGGACTGAGACTTGACCACGGCATGTTCTTCCTCGGACAACACAGCGGTGGCCTTCTCCGTCAGGTCGAGGGAGAAGAACGGCTGGTGCGGTGGGAACATCGTCATGACCAGTCGGTTCTCAAGGTGGGTCAGCGCTTGTGCGCCGAAGCCCTGCCAGCCCGTGCTGTTCATGCTGTCGCCGTAGTCACCCATACCCACATGGTCGAAGTCAACCAGCAGATGGGGGATCGTGTAGCGGGCGAATCGCTTGCCACGTTCTACGAAGGCGTTCCGCTGAGGCTTCAGCTTTTCGTAGGCTTGCTTGATGGTCTTGGCCTTCTGACCACCTTGGGTTTTCACGTTGGCACGCCCACGCATTGTGAGGTCGAGCGAGCCAGTGGAGTGAATGACCGGTTTGACGTTACGGTTCATGGTGCCTCCTTAAACAGCGAGGCCAGTACCAGCTACCGACTTAGGACGAACCAGTTGGCGTTTGCCTTGGTCAGCTCCAGTGTCTGCCGAACCGTCACCCAGTTGCACATCTTCCGGCTGCACGTCAACGATGCGCTCAGGGCGATTCGCGACGTACTGTTGATCCGGGGTTTTTGGTTTGCTGCTCATGTCAACTCCTTGCGGTACTCAGTACCGATATGCGTGTAGCCCATGCGCTGATAGAAGCTGGCGGTACGTTCTTCGTGGATGCCCGAGGCAACACTGAGCTGCACCGAGGTGGCTCCTTGTTCTCGCGCCCACGCTTCCCATGCCATGACCAGCTTGTAGCCAGCACGACTTCCCCGGTAATCCGGCTCGACATATAGGAGGGTATCCATCGCTAGCTTGGCGGGGTTCCAAGGCATCGCGCAACAAAAGCCCCACAAGAAACCGACCGGCTTATGGTTGTCAAAGACGATGAGGAAGCAGCCACCCATTAGAATGGTCTTGGCTGCCTGCTCTAATGAGTAGTCCAGTATCACTGGGTACTCACTGTGTGTCTTGACCTCCGCTGCGTAGTTGGCTGCAAGTGGGGCGATTATCAACATGTCAAGCAGGGTTGCTTGACGGACTTTCATCATGGCGCTAGTAGCTCCTTGATCTGAACCCGTAAGGTTCGCTTCGTACTATTGGCAACAAACACACCGAGGTGCGTAGTTGGCGACTCTGGATCTTCTGCCAGCAGTCGCATCAAAGCCTCGAAAGGCTCCGGGCCAATGCGGGTCGGCTTGGGCTTGCCCCGCAACGTAGATGCTTGGGGGGCTTGCTGTCCTGAACCGGAAAGGCTAGGAGGTAGATGGGAATTACTCATCGAAGTCGTTCTCTCCTGCTTCGGTTGATAGAGAGGCAATCGTACCTACAACTGCCTCGACTCGTATGCCATGTACTACAGCCTGCTCCCGCAGATCATCCGGTATCGGTTGACCTGCTTCGGCAAGCTCATAGACTGCACGGAAGGTTTCGTATTGCGTCACGTCCTTCTCCTATAATGCAACTTAAAAGTCGCCCACGGTTTTGTCGTGGCGCTCTTCCATTACTTTCGGCAAGCGGATCTTGCCCTTGCTTGAATCGCTGAGGCCGCGCACACGGTAGACCTTCCCGACTGGTGTGTCGGATAGGTTGCCACAGAATGCCCAGTACAGGCGGGTCGCATCGTCGTGCGTCCAGCCCTTGCCCAGCATCGCCTTGATGAGCTGGTCGCCTTCCCATTTGAAGATGAGGTTGGCCACCTTGCCGGTGTACTTGCCGGTGCCTTCCTCGATGCCCACACAGCGCAGGTCATAGGAGATCTCACGAACCCACTTCATCATGCGCCAGCCTTTGTGGCCCGCTTCCCAGATGGTGGCAGGTTTGAAGACAGCGCCCTCTTCGCCAGCATCGATGCAGCTCTGAGCATAGGACTCAACCTCAAACTCATTCAGCAGCATCGTGACGGTGAGCAGGTGGCAGCGGAGCAGCGGGCAGCGCATGACACTACCAGCCAGCAGCGCGTGCCGTTGCAGGTAGTTGGACGTGGACTGGCCGGAGATGAACTCTTCCACGGTTAGCTGGTCGTGCAGCCACAGGCGGTGGTTCTGTGCAAGCTCGGCCTGCTCATCGGTCAGCTCCTTGGTGCGGTTCGGATTAACGATCCCACTCAGGACTTCCAGAGAACAGAACTCATTGCACAGCTCACCGATGTAGATGCCACACGGCAGCAGGGCTTGGTTCATGTCACGCTTGATGCAGTCCACGTTCACCATCTCGCGGCCAGTTCGGTTGAAGATGAAGACCTCGCAGGTGGTGACGTACACCAGTGCGTAGACACCATCCTTCTTGACCTGACCGACCAGCGGGAACTTGACCTGCTTGTGCAGCTTGCCGTCCTTGTTGACTTCCTGCCAGTGCTTCAGCTTCATCACTGTCTTGTCTTCTGGGCGGGCGGTGAACTGGTACATCTTCTGGGCCAGTGCGTTCCATATGCGTTTAACCTCTTTCATGCTGCCACCCCATACGGTTGGAAGTCGAGGCCCAGCTTGCGACCGATCCAGAACAGGAAGCGCTGGCCCCAGCTCAGTGGCGATGGCTCAGGCGTGTTGTACGAGTTGAAGCCGTGGTTGTAGGCACGGCGGTATTTCACAGGGATAGACCATGCGCGGTTGGCTTGGCCGGTGCGCTTGTCGTGACGCCCGGTGGCGTAGTAGCTGTGGTAACGCTGTGCATTCTTACTCATGGGATGTACCTCGCAGATAAGTGATAGTTGAGCGGGCTTGTTGGATAGGGAGGCTCACCTGATGACCGGGGCGCCACAGGTACTCCGCTGTTTGGATCAGGTCAACGTGAGCTGGCATTGGCTCACACCACAGCTCATGCACCGGGATGACGACCTCCAGCCGGAAGTCTCCGCAGTAGATGTTGACCAGTGTGGTGTTGTACTTTGGATCGACGTACTCATCAATTACCCAAGAGTCATTCACGTCACGCTTCCGGTTCAGGTGTGCCATTAGATCGTCTCCAAGAACGTCCGGTTGTACAGCTCAGGTGACATGTACTGACGGGCTTCCAGCACCTTACCATTGTCGCGGAACTTGCCAGCGATCAGGCGGCGCAGGGTTGCAGCTTCAGCGCGGAGGGTGTAGCCATAGGTGGCGTCACCGGGGTTGTGGATGCGCGAGTGAACCAGATGGTCAGGCAGTCGGCTCTCGGTCGCTGTGCCAGTGAAGGTGGCGAACGGGCTGGTGACTTCGATCAGGTAGTCGCAGCAGCGGGCCTCGTTCTCTGGGCGCACGTCAGTCAGAACCACGACGGTACGGTCAGGCAACTGGCTCAGGTCGATAGCCAATGCACGAACCCAGAACTCTGGGTGGATCATGCGGGCAGCTTGGCCGATGATAATCAGCACGTCGCGGCCTGTGCATTCCAGCACGATGGTGTCGGTGCCGGACTCTTCCTTGTAGCCGATGCTCGTCTGGCGCATCTGGAGCTTGAGCTGGTGGTCAATGGCGCGAATCCAATCGTACTCAGCTTCCTTGTCACCCTCTGCCAAGAAGCCGTTGATGCGCAGGACAGACAGGAGCGCAGGGCGACTGATACGGAACAGGCCGCGCACGTCCTTCTTGGCATCGAGCTGCTCGGGTGTGGCGCCAGTGGTCTGGGCTGCCACGGTGCGCAGGTTGCGGGCGAAGCTATCCCGGTGGACAGCGAAGCCAGCGGCGCGCAGCTCTTCAATCAGTTTGGTTGCGCCGAAGTCTTTGCCCGAGCGCTTTGGGCCTTGGAAGCCGATGATGTATTTCATGGTGTACCTCGTTGGTTTGGTTGGGGGTTCCCGCCTCAAGGGCGGGTAAGGTTACAGCATCAGCCGCTTAACGACTGGCAGGATGTCATGCACTGACACGCCACGACTCATCGTGACTGGCAGGTATAGCGAGTTGGACAACGTGGCAAGGTGAGGGAACACCGTGTTCTGGTAGTCGTCCAGCCGTTGCAGGTACGCCTTGCGCAAGACAGCATCACCGGGCTGGTTCCGCTTGCGGATACGCATAGCCACGATGGCTGGCGCTGTACGCATGTGCAGGATGACAGTCGGTGCCGATGCCATGTAGGCGGTCTTCACCACGAACAGGTCGTCCATGAGGGCCACCGGGTTGCCGCCGTCGAGGACAGTGGCAGTCAGGCGTGCGATCTCTTGGGCGTGTCCGCCGTCCACAATCTCCACATCAGGCAGCAGGGCCGCGAGCTGGGCAGAGAGGGTGGACTTCCCACAAGCGTGGTTGCCCACGATCAGGATGCGTTTCATGCTTACTCCTTAGAGCTTGCCGATCCAGCGACCTTCAGCATCGAGGCGCATCGGGATCAACTGAGGGATCGAATCCACAATCACAGAGCAACCGAGTAGTGGCTTGCCTGCGAAGTTCTCGCCGTAGCTGAACGCCTTGTGGGTCGGGTCGATCAGGCAGCCAGAGATCATCGACCAGTAACGGCGACCACCCTGTGCGTACTCGATCTGGTACTTGCCATGCTCATGGCCCACGACGAGGTTGCCGCCGAGGTGAGCTGCGATGCCCAGCTTGTTGCTGCTCGCTTGGTGCTGGAACGTGCAGACGCTGCCATCAGGCAACTGAATGTCCCACTTGAAGTTCCAGCTCCAGCCTTGGCCAGTGCCATCAGGGAACAGCACCTCGCGATAGGTTCGCAGGTACTCAACCGGGATGCCAAAGTGCTTGGCCTTACGGTACAGCAGGGAGCCGTGGTTGCTGTGGCAAACCAGTTGCTGAGGGAACACCTTCTCCAGCGCGTGGATGAACTTGCGTGCCTCCACCAGCTCATGGCCGGCAGACATCAGGTTCGGGTCGCTGTCGTGGAAGGACATTGCATGGCCGTCAGTCTCGTCACCGAGGTTGACAACCAGCGTAGGCCGGAAGCGAGCAGCCACTGCGATCAGGAAGTCAATCGCATCTGGGTGGTGGTACGGTGCGTGCTGGTCAGGGATCACAAGGATCACCGAGCTGTCGCACTCGAAGTCGTAGCCAAGGAAGTCCTCGGGCTTCGGCTCCTTCAGCTCACGCATGTTCTTCAGCGTGCGGTTCGCCTTGGTCAGCGTCATGTAATGATCGCCGTTCTTCTTCTTTTCGTCGAACTGCTTAGACCAGTAGCTGGCCAGCTCACGGCTGACCTTGGTGCCATGGGTATTCGCTGACAGGATGCTCGCCATCTTGGTGAAGTTGGGAGTGATGCCTTTGCCCATAGACTTCAAACGTGCGGCAAGGACTTCTTCATCTGTGAAGCGACTACGGATCTTGGACATGTTGCCCCCTAGGTTTTAGCCGAGGCGGTTACGGCATTGGCCCTCTTCTTTCGAGCGGCCAAGTTCTTCTTGTTACGCGCCTCGGTTGGTGTAAGGAAAGTGTGGTGAACCCACGGTGTTTGTGGTGTTGCATGCGTTCGGTAGTACGCGGCCAGCCCTTCAAGAAGATCAACGACCTCCTTCATGGACTTGGCCCCACCCCAACGAATGCACAGGTTCTTGACCTTGCCTTCCAGCCCGTTGATCGAGCGAGGTAGTGCTGCGCGGATGATGCCAGTCTGGTGGTTATGATCTACCACCACGTTGCTGCTGGTCATCGCCCGCAGGTCACGGCCAGTGATTGGGCACTTGCCGTTTTGCTGCTGGATGAGCTGCTTCTTGATCCCCGGAAGCTCCGAGGCTTTAGTTGCTATGCGTTCCATGAGGCGTCTACTCCTGTAGGACAGGTGCTAGTGCTGCGCCAGATCTCACCCTTATACGTCTGCATCCAAGCCAGTCGCCCCTGCTCCAGCATGCGCTGGTATGCAGTGAGTTCCTGCTGGGTGCCACGGTAGTTCAGGGCGAGGTGCTTGCCAGTGCCATAGTGGTCTTTGTAAGCACCGAGTACGGCCTTGTACAGCTCTTCTTCAGTCTTGCAACCGTCAAGCAGATTGAAAGCAAAGGTGCAACCCTTGCCCGGAATGCCATTGTAGTTGTCGGCGCTATCACCCATGATGATCTGGGCATAGAAGAACTTCAGGCCGGAGCCTTTCAGGTCATCGATAGAGGCAGACTCCTTGCGACCAAGCAGCATGCGCTTAGTCTTCGGCAATCCAACTTTAGCTCCACGACCAAACTGATCGCAGACCACACCACCTTTGTACCACAGCTTGCCCTGCACAGTGCAGGTTGCTGGGTCTACTGGCTCGCCATTGAAGAGCGGCCATGTGGCGTAGTCGTTGACTTCCTTGATCTTGTACTTAGGTTCCAGCGTACCGAACTTGTCGATGAAGCGCTTGACCATCTTGACTGGATCGAAGTGCAGGCCACCTGTGATGGTGCTGTCCTTGTCAGTCGAGATCACGACGGTGTTGCAGAACTCACGATGCTCCGGTGTACCCGGATGCACGCCCAGCTCCTTGGCTTTGTCGTAGACGAAGATGCTCATCAAGTCATCCGCTTCCTCACCATCAGACACGATGGCACCCAGACGGGTAACGAGGTCTTCCTTCAGCTCGTAGAAGTATGGTGGCTTCTCCGGGTTGCGCTGGCCTTTGTAGTCTTCTGTGAAGGCGATGTCCAATCGGAAGTTCGACGCACTGTTGGTAACGAATAGCACTGCTGCATCACAGCCCGCGCCTGTTACCCACGAGTTCAATTCCTTACACAACATCTCCCACGCCTCGGCGTACTGGGGTGTGTCACGCAGCGAAGGGTAGTGCCCCTCGTTGACTGCGAACTCAGCCTGCGTATAGCTCAAGCTGTAGTGTGCTGCGATAATATGACCGATGCGATACGGGAGCAAGTCAGCATCGACTGCGCCTGTCATGTTGCCATCGGTTGGCCATACCTTGAAGTGTGAATCTATCTCAGCGACTTCGCCGCCGTAGTTGAAACCATCGGACATCATTGCCTCCACATAATGAGGACATGATAATGATGATGATGGTGTACAAAATAAAGCCCTATTAGCACTTGGCTAATAGGGCATCAGGCTTACGAGAAGGATTCTTCTTCGTTCACCGGCTCGGCTTCTTCGGCAACCGGAGCTTCAGGCTCGGCAGCAGCGAAGGTGCCAGCTTCCACTTGCTCTGCGTACAGCAGGTAAGCGGCAACGACGTTGGCTTTGGCGATCAAGCCCTTGTCGGTAGCGCCTTCGCCAGCGGTGGCCTTGGCGAAACCGTAGCCGATTGCGAAGAACTTCAGGCCACCCAGCTCGGCGGAAGCTTCAGCTTCGGTCTTGTGGGCTTTCTTGCCGACCAGCTCACCGGAGGTTTCATCGACAACAACGAATTGGTCAACGAACTTACCAGCGATAACAACGGCGATTGCTTTAACGATCAGTTTCATGGGACTACCTCACTTGATTGGTTTTGGGGCGAGCATGATTGCTCTATCTATAATGCAACTTAAATAAGGCTGCACAGTAAAGCGCCCTACCCGGTTCGACTCCACTCAGTGAGTTTCGTAACGACCATGGGGCGCTGTCTTTGCAGTCTCCACCCTTTCGGGCTGACTTGTCTCACACTGTGAGACTTTATAACCACCACTATGCGACTAATGCGCGGGCGGGTTAAGCGATTCGCTTCACTCGATTGACTTGGCTCAGAGGGTAGTCATAGTTGACACGCTCTTTGTTCTCGTCAATGAAGTTCACGCACACGAAGCCATCACGGTAGACGACGTGCAGGTCAGTGGTGTCCGTCCCGTTCTCTTCAAACACAGGCCCGAGGAATTTATCCTGCGAGTCTGCATCGAATACGAGTGGGTCGTTGCCGTTGGCCCGACGTGCTGCCGCTGCTGCGGTGCGTGGTTGTGGTGCGAGGATGAGTTGTACCAGACGCGCCTTCAATCGAAGGTCTGCTCTTCTTCCAGCTCTTCAACCTTACCGGCTGGTGGCTGGGGCTTCTGGTCGCCGTCGTCATCGGAGTCCTTGCCGTCCTTCTCCTTGCGAGTGTATCGCTCGGTGTCGGCATCGTACATGCCTTGGATCAGCTCTTGGCACGGGTGGGTGCCAGCCTTGAACTCTTCGGTCTGCATGACCAGCTCTGCGAACTCGCGAACTGGGTGCAGCTTCGACAGCACAGCTTCGGTCAGCTCGGACTCGATAACGAAACCCGGTGCGCCTTCCAGTGGGGCGTACTGTGGTGCGCCTTCCAGCAGCTCCAGGGTGTCCTCACCGATCTCTGCCATGTTGGCAAAGTTGACGAACTTCGGAGTACCGTCGTCATTGGTTTCCTTGCCGCCCTTCAGGGTCAGGCTGACGAGCTGATTGCCCATCGTGCCGAAGCCCTTGTGCTTGGCCATACCACCCATCGCTGGGATGAAGGTCTTGTGCAGGAAGGACTTGTCGCCTTTCTTCAACGGGAATTGCTTCACGAAGAACATCGGGCTACCGTCGTCCAGCTTGTCTTCCTTACCCAACAGGTGGAAGATCGCGAATGCGAAAGGCGCAGCGGCCTTCAGCTCTTTGACCTTACCATTGGTGTAAGTCTCGGCAAACGCACCGACACGAACCAGCGCCCACAGACGGGCGTTGCGTGTACCTACTTTGGGGTTTTTGAACAGGGATACCGTTTCAGCAACGGCACCACCATAGTCGAACGAATCGGACATGGTTACTCCTTACAGGGATTGCAGATGAGTGATGCGATCAGCGGACTCGGCCTTGGCGGCGTTGCACTGCTTGATCTGCGCTTGATACTTGGCGACGGCACGGTTGTGCAACTTGATGTACAGTTCCCATGCCCACTTGCAACGAGCTTCGCCAAGTTCTTCGGCAGTGTCGATTGCATCAGCGGCGTCTTCCAGCTTGGAGCGCTCGTACTTCACAGCAGCATCAACTGCTGCTTGCTTCATCTTTTCCAGCAGTAACACTAACTTGTAGAGCATAACGACCTCGCTTTGTATTATCTATAATGCAACTTAAACACAGTTGCGAGTGTGAGACTTTGCCTCCTAGGGTGTGAGACTTTTCCTAAGAGGCATCATCATTAGTGAGTATCGTACCAGCTCTTGCCGATCTTGTACTCGCCAGCCAACGGGATGTTGAGCTTGAACAGGGTGCCGCACTTGGTCATTGTCTCCGCGAGGATAGCCCCGGCCCGATGGTACGAACGGCGGATGATGTACTCACCATCTACCTCTTCGCCCTTCGATGGGGCAGACCACATGCGACCTTCAGCATCCACATGCTCACGCTTCTCTTCAACCTTCCATGCCGCCTTGGTGCCTTCGATCCTGTATTCCAAGAACTCGACCTCACCTTCCGGCACTTCCATTTGAATCTCATCGTGTACGTTGGCGACCATGCGCGGATGGCCCAGCTTGTCGAGTGCAACACCCTCAAGCTTCATGGCCTTCTCTGCTAGGCACAGGCCGTACTTCATGGTCAGGCTGCCAGTCATCTGGAGCAGGACGTTCAGCACGGTGTGAACCTTGATCTTCTTGCCGGTGCGACGAACGCGGCCCCAGCGACCATCGATGGCGTGCAAGTAACCGAACCGCTCAGCTTCTGCTTCCAGCTTGGCAATCAAGCCAGTCAGGGAAGGCAGCATCTTACGGAACCGCTCGACTCGCTTGGTCATCTCAGCCTCAGACACACCACACACACGCGCCAAGTTCTTCATGCCCGAACCATAGAGGAACGCATAGATGAAGGTCTTCGCCATGTCACGGGTGGTCAGGCCAGCGAGCTGCTGGTTGTATGCGTGGATGTCACCGTTGAGAACCACGTCGATGTAGGTTGGGTCGTTCATGAAGTGCGCCAACATGCGCAGCTCCAGACCACTACCGTCACAGCCGAGGATCATCATGCCCTTGCCTGCGATGAACAGGTGGCGCAGTGGATGCAGCCCACGGGATGGGATGTTCACTACGAACTTGTGTCGCATGCGGAAGGTGTTGGTGCCAATCGAGAACGCAGCAGCAGGGACTCGCCACTCTTCGTCGTAGCTGGATGGCCATTCGTGCATCTTGGCGAAGTAGTCCTGCGCCTCCATACCGTGTTCACGGCTGAACGCACGGGCCATCAAGCCACGGCACTCGCGACGACCATTGGTCTGACGCGGCCACTCTTTGTGGACTTCAAAGTATTCCATGTCACCCACGTTGAGGATCTGGCTACGGCGCGAACGCAGTACATACCAGCTAACGAGGTTGCGCAGGAACTCAGGCACTTCACCATCGCGTTCAGCCCAAGCTGTCAGCGACTCTTCATCGATCTTGCCTGACCATGGTTTCGGGGGATCACCACTAGGGTTCTCTTCGTAGTCTTCCATGTACTTCTCATCGCCTTCGGAGAAGTTGACGCCCAACCAGCCACGCTTGTACAGCACATGTTCTTTCATGTACTCAAGGTTGCCGAGGCCAATCTCTTCAAAGCCGACCGGGGTGAACGGGCCATCGACCAATGGGTCTTTGGTATCGTTCCGGTTGCCGACCATCTCTGGGTACACCTTCTTCAAGTTGGCACTGTAGTCGCCAGACTTGGTGGTGATAGCCCACATGGTGGCACGCTTGCCGATGCGGTAGTCGTCACGGATCACAAGCTTATGCAGCTCACGTCGTAGCCACGTCGAGTCATCGTTGAACGCCTTGGTGTAGGCATTGCACGTTGCGTCGATGTGCGACTTCTTCATCGGCTCTGTCAGCAAGCGCGGAGGAATGTGAGGGCGAATGCCGACCGCGATTTCCTCCATCTGTCTGCCTAACAGATCCCAGTCAGACTTCGCCACCTTCATGTCAAGGCGGAAGCCGCGAAGTGCCTGACGGGTAATGTTCAGTGCGACCTGAGTTTCCATCATGAGTGCAGACGAGATGCCGAAACCAGTCTCCCGGTTTGGCCCCTTGCGTACTGCTTCCGCCCAGTCTCCGTGCATAAGCCAGAAGAACATGTCGAGGCCGATAACGGTATCCTCTTCACAGCGGTGGATCATGTGGTCTGTCAGGTGTGTCCAGTCCTCGTTCTCAGGCTTGAAGCGCCCGATGCGAATACCGTGTGCGGCGATGCTGTGAGCCCCGATGTTTCCGAGGCCCAAGGCGAACGCCTGTTGTGGGGGCTTGCGATCTGGGTTGGTCAGTTGGCTGATGAGCATGGTGTCCATCATCTTGACCGGGAAGTAGTTGCTATGCAGTCGGTCTTTACCACGACGCTCCAGATAGTTGAACTTCCAGTGGTGCGGCCAGACGTATTCCAGAAGGAATGCGTCATAGCCAACACCGTTCTGTAGCACCAGTGCCTCGGCCTCCATCATCGCATCGAGTGCGTCGATCAGGTAGCCGTCCTGTGTATCCTCTTGATCGAGCATGACCCGCGCACTGTTGCGCTTCTCATACGGATCGAAGAACACGAACGTCTCCTTGGTGAAGGCATCCGTCAATACAATGGTGTGAACAGAAGAGGGGTCGTTGTAGCGCAGAGCAGGCAGCAGCCCCTCGGCTTCGCTGTCCACAACCCAGAAGCGACCGACACCACTAACGGTGCGCTGTCCCTTCGGGTGCATTGATGGGTAATGTTCGAGGCTCATATGACGCTCCGGTTATGGGAAGGGGAAGTCTTCCTGTGTGGCGTGTGGCTGTGGGTTGATCGCGTCCCACTTCTCTTCCATGTAGGCTACCCGCCCCGGATGCAGGCCGTCCTTCACAATGCGAAGGCCGTGCTTGTCGGGGTGGAATGAGCCGAGGAAGACAGGCAGGGTGCCAGCCATCACGAACTGATTCAGGTTGCAGTCATGCTGGGCTACTAGTGTAGCTGCATCTGCTTCGACATCGTAGAACACAATATCGAGTTTGAGGACGGGAACTTGTACGACCAGCCGGACGCAATGGTCTTGCTCGGTTGGCTCGGACGGCGCCTGATCGGCACAGCGGGGATCATCGAGACGATCGTTGTCGCTGGTTGCCTTGGGGTGATCTTGGCCAGACCAGTACATGCGGATTGCATAGTGTTCCTCCAGCTTGTCAGTGAGGGCGATCAGGTCAGCCACGCTGTAGCCTTCGATGCCCACGGCGATGTCGATGTCCTTGGCGTTCTGGCTGTACTGCACGTCACGGGCAAAGCCGCCGCACACTACACCTTGGAAGCCGGACTCATTCAGGTAGCGCAGCACCGCGTTGGCGCCGAGCAGGAGAACCGAGTTATGACTGTTCATTCGCCTTCCACCTCGATGAGGGCCACGTCAACGTAGCACCACTGCGCTTGCAGCAGGTCTACCATTTGTTCTGCGATGCGCTGACGATCAGCGTCTTCTTCGATCTGGTCTACTTCGACCGTGAATACCATGCGGGCCATGATGACCTCCTTAATGAATGACGACGTTGGTGTCGTAGGTGGTGACTGGGTTGCAGACAACGGTAGCTGCGACGTGCAGCACCTTGAAGCAGCAGCGTGGGTGCAGCGTGGAGAGACGGGAAGCCTCGGCCAGCGCCTCATCCATGGTCAGGTGAATCTTCTTAGGGATGTCACCGCCAATGCGCCAGACATAGAACTCGCCCAGATCACTGACCTTTGCGGCTGGCTCCTTGTCTTCCTTCTCAGGGTTGCCCTTGACGGACACCTGAGTTTCATCGTGGTAGGACATGGCAGTCATGTCGAAGTTGTCGCCCATGTGGACGAGCTTGGTAGGATCAACGATCACACCCTTGCGGAGCATCTCGGCAAGGATGCGCAGCTCCAGTTGGTTGTAGTCGCACGCCGGTACATCGTAGGCACGCAGCGCCTGACCTACATAGTTGGCGTTCATGTTGCCCGCCATGCAGTAGATGTTCTGGTTCGCTTTCCAGTGCGCCGGGGCGAAGTGGTTGCGGAAGTACGACAGGCTGTACGGCTGTTCAATACCGTTGCGGTACAGGATCTTCACGCCGTTCGTGGTGATGTGCGTGACCTTGCCGATCCACAGGTGGCGCTTGGCACCTTCACGGAAGTAGATCACTTCCTTGCCGCGCAGGCTTTCCACTGCGGTGTACTGGGTGGAGCTGATAACGTCGGAGATGTGTTGCATGGTGTACCTCTATCTATGGGGGCCAAGCGAGAATGCTTGCCAAAGAAGTCTCACACTGTGAGACTCCTTCAGTCAACCTAACTCACTGAGTCTTGCGGGTGTTAACCCAGTCAACGATCAGTCGGCACTTGTGTGCGTCGGTGTTCTGCACGATGGCAGCCAGCGGGATGCGGAGTCCGTTGAGGAACAGGCCGCACTCGCTGGCGCTAGGCATGCGAGTCAGTGGCAGCAGGTAGATGGTGCCGCCTGCTGTCCACTCCCAGTCGATCTTGAAGGCCAGCGTCTTGCCCAAGAACTTCATTGCCTGCGCTCGGGTCAATCCGTGCTGGTACAGGAGTTCAAGGGTGGCACTGCCTGCTTTGATCTTCGCCTCGAAAGGGCTGGTCATGGCAGAGTAGATGTCGCGAGCTGCGTGGGTCACATCGCTGAACACACGGGAGCTTGCCTCGACTGCTTCGTGGCCTGCCTCGGTGCCCTCAGCCAGCACCTGATCCACGGTGACGGTGCCAGCCAGCAGCTTGGCGAGGTACTGACGAACGAGTACGTTATGAGTGATGTTGGTCATGTCTTGCTCCGGTTTAATTTAATGGGGGCGATAAGGCGTGGGCCATTCATACCAAGGGCGGGGTATATTCAACCCGCGCCGCCTTATCTATATTGCAACCTAAAGTCTCACACTGTGAGACTACTCAAAGGTCTTTGGTTCGTCCATGTCAAACGGCAGGTCAAGCCCGTCAGTGACTGGCTCGGTCAGTGCGATTGGTTTGCTACGGTCGCCGCGTCCAGTGCCCTTGTGTGGGTTGTCGCCTTGGTCGAAGCTGTCACGCTCACGCTGACCTGCATCCTTGTTGCCATCCTTCTTGCGCCCAACCTCGGGCAGTTCGTACACACCTTCAAGCTCGGTGTACTTACCAGTTCGGATGTCCTTCTCTGCAACCACCACGGTGCCGACCATGTGGCCGATGCCTCGGTTCTTCAGGTTGCGGTACAAGGTGATGCACTTGTGACGGAACACGTCGGCCATGGTGTTACGCTCGATGCCCCAGACCGCATTGGCCCAGAAGGTAATCGAACCAGCACCACGGAAGTCGGACTCATACACCTCGCCACCGTGGGTGTGAGGAATACGCCCGCCACCTTCACCAACCTTAACCAAGTGGCTAAGAAGGAAGATGTTGACAGGGTTCTCGTCCTTGAACGTACCAATGCGCTTCATCGTTTCGTCAATCGCCTTCACGCCAGTTGCCACCTCGCCCTTCTCAGAGCGGTGTTCAAAGGCAGTCAGGTTGTCGATGACAAAGTTCGTGTAGCCCATGCTCAGGCTGTCTTGCAGGACTTCCATCACTGCATCGACATCCTTGCTGCCACCGAGGTCGGCAATGATTAGCCTGTCCTGCTGGGCCAGCAACTCCAGTGCATCGTCGAGGTCTTGCTGGTCGTAGTCACGCGCCGGGTTAACGACTGCGCCCGCGTCGATCTCTTCCTGTGTCTGCGGTGGGCTGTTGAAGTCCTTGCCTACCAGCATGCCAGCGAAGGTGCGGGCCACCTCTTCCACTTGGTTCTCCAAGTAGATACACACAACGTCTTCGCCCAAGTTCATCAGGTTGTTAACGTGTGCCATGGTGGTGTCGGTCTTGCCTACGCCAGTGCCCGCGCCCCAGACTGCGAGGTAGTGCTTGCGGATACCGAAGGTGATACGGTTGAAGCCTTTCAGCCAGTAGTCCAGCCCCATCTCCACCATCTGGCGGGCTTTAGGGATCAGGTCAACCACGCGCTTCAGCTTGCCTTTGACTTGGAACTCTTCCGCATTGAACATCGCGTTAGTGAACTCGGCGTCACGGCCAGCCTTCAGGCAGTCGTTCGGGTCTTTGCAACCGTTGGGCATCACCAGCTTCTTGACCACTGCCGAACCGCGCAGCACCTTGGCGACTTCACGACTCAGCTTCTCGCCTACCTCGTCATTGTCGAAGGCGGTGATAACAGTGCGGAATGTGCCAAGGAAGTCCTTGTTGGCGATGAACTCTTCGATGGCCTGCTCACCCTTGTTCGGGCCGTAGACGTGGAAGAGCTTCAGCCCCTCGACGTTGGTGCGGGAGCCAAGGCCATCTTGCAGGCCATTGAGTTCCTTAACCAGCATCTGCTGCGCTGCTGCCACGTCGCATTCACCGCCAACGAGCAAGCAAATGTTTCGCTTCTGCCCGCTGTCGCTGATTGCCTTGGACGTGTGCATCCCGAACAGATCCTGCTTAGATCCAAAGAGCTTGCCGAGGTGCCCGAAGCTGAAGTCCTTTGGCAGTGTGCGGCACTTAGCCCCGACGAGAACGCCATCCTCGTAACGAGGGTAATAATGGCGGTTAACTTTGTTGCCTTCATCGTGTCCTACCCTGATGTTGTACATTGCGGCAATGATGCCGTGAATCCCGCGAGTAACGAGGTGGCCTTTCTTCAGCTCACCGAACCACTCGGTTTCGCGCTGCCACTCTTCGGTCTTGGCGACCTTCTCGTCCTCGTTCATTACTTCCCAGCGGTCGGCCATACGCATGCCGCCCAGTGCCATCGCCCGGATCAGGGGATCGCGCAGCTTGCCTTCGCCTTCCATTGCACGGAATTCGCCGGGGCTGTACTTGATGTCGCCAGTGATAGGCAACTGATCCATCGGTGTGGCTGTACCGGCTGCCTCATAGTAAGGCTTGCCAGTTGGGTGGAAGTGCCCGCGTGAACAGTAGCCACCACCATCATCGAATCGCATGAGGTGGTTGCCGCTCTTGTCGTGCCCGCCTTTGCGGCATTCGATGCACGGTTCATTCTTGATGATCTGGCCCATTAGCTATAGCTCTCCAGATGCTGCCATCCCACACGCTTCATCTCGCGGCGACGGTTGCGTTCATCTTTGCCACCTTTGTGCTTCTTGTCTTCGTGCTGGTAGCGGCGGGCTGGGATCTTCTCGTCTACTTTAGACATGGTACGGCTCTCTATAAAGGATTGGGTTGGTTCTACTATGATGCTACTTAAAGCGGGTCGTTCATAGTCTCACAGTGTGAGACAAAAGAAGAGCGATCCCACTCGTAGTCATCTGGCTCAAAGCCACAGCGTGAGCATACGCCCGCGCCAGTAACTCCATGGCTCAGGTCTGCCCACTTGAGGACAAACTGGTGGTCATTGGATAGGGCCAGCGTGCCACCGATCTTGTCAGTGAACGCATAGCCGATACGCATCAGGGATGGACAGCAACGGTGCATGATTGAATATCCTACTCAGGGTTAATGGGTGCTACTAGGCTACCTCTCCCACTGTAGACCTCTAGACCTACTACTCCTACTTAAACTACTAGCCACTACTGTGTGCTACTAAGGAATACTAGAGCTACCGGTTGCTACTTGGGGATTCTCCTATAATGCAACCTAATCTTTTCTTCAGAAAAGTCTCACAGTGTGAGACTAAACGCAAAAAGCCCGCTCAGATTTCTCTGAAACGGGCGATAGTAATTACGCGAAAATGTATTTGCTGTGTCGTACAGTCTCCAAGTCCAGTGTACCAACAGCAGGCAGATCCAGCTCAAGGTCACACTTGACGCGCTCACATTGTGCTTCATAGAAGTCACGGATAACGTCGTGATTTTGATACATGTCAACGAAAGAATTGATAAGCAGCTTACGCATTCTCTCAGTGTTGCCAGCGTGTGTACCGAAGCTGTCGTGGATCACAGCGATGGACGTGATGCCAGCCAGTGCGAACTCATCTACAGCGATGCAGAGGTGGCTCGCATCCATGCTATGCACGAAGTTAGGAGCCGCCGAGGACTTCATCTTGTTAACCGAGATGGTCGGGTTCTCTTCACGGATAGTAAAGAAGGTTTCACCCATCATCTGGGTCTTCACGCGGCGCGGAGTGCTGTCGAAGATGCACTGGTTCACGATGAAGCCAGTTGGGGCGATCCACTCTAGTGCTACGTTGCGCGATGAAGTCTCGTGAGTCACCTTCTTGATGAATCGCATTGCAGCGCGAGCGGCAACTACGACGTGACCAATAGCTTCCCACGTCAGGCCCGAGGCAAACAGCTCTGCCTGCATCCGGCTCATGCTACCCTTGGAATCGTTGAAGGGATGCACAGCTACAGGCTTGCGGTTTTGCGCACGGGACTGCTCGTTCTCTTTCTTTTGCAGGTCATTCAGGTACTGGGCCATCGACTCGCGGCAAGTCATCTGCGACGAGCCGTAAGGCAGCGTCATAACAGGCTTCTTGGTCATCGAGCGGGTGACGCCAATCTCTACCCATGCACGGCTCAGCATTTGCGCCTCAAGTGGACACAGCTTGAACTGGCCCTCTACTGCGCCCTTGCTCAGCATGCGGGTAAAGGACTCGCACGGCACCTGCAATTCGCTGATGTCTTCCATCCAGCGGCCCACGATCTTGGCAACGGCGCCGTAGATGTCCTGTGGACGATCACCGGGAACCAAGTTAACTTCCTTGCCACCGATCTCATCACGCAGCATGGCGCTGTAGTGCTGGATACCGGAGCAACTGCCGTCCATCGCCACTGCAATGCGGCTCACGAAAGTCTCTGGCGGGTTAGTCTCACAGTGTGAGACAAAATCAGCGTACTCGAAACACCATGCAAGGAACTGCCATGGCTTGTCAGCCTGTGTCCAGTCGGTGAAGGTCAGCGGATCGGCGGCAATGTCAAGGCACAGCTCGACAAAATCGTCGGCCATAACCAGCTCATCGCGCTCTTCAAACTGCTTCTTGTCCCAGCCCCAGACGTTGGCGCCCTGTACCTTGAACCAATGCACGCCGGACTCGCCTAGTGGCATGCCGTTAGCGAACTGGCACAGAGACTTCTGCAAGTCGCCACCCTGTGGACTGATGAGCGAGCTTTGGCAGTACACACGGCCACGGAAGTCGAGCGTATAGACAAAGTGGATCTTGTCGAAGTCCTTGTACTGGATTCCTTGGTCAATAGTTGCACACACTTCACGATACTTGGCTTTGCGTTCTGCCTCATCGTTGTACGTCTTTGCAGCGTCTGCCTTCCAAGTGCGGAAAGCTTCCTTCTGAGACTCAGACAGCACAGACATAAGCTCAGCACCACGCAGCTCCGCGTACATATGCGGGACTGGGCATGGCGGAGTTGCCAGCTTTTCACGATCAGGCAAGGCCAACGGCAAGCCACGCAGACGCGCCTCGTTAGCTACGGACAGAATCCGATGGTTAACACGCCATTCAACGGCCTGCAATGCGTTCACAGCGGAATACACACGCGGCATTTGCTTCTTGGTCAAGCGAGACAACACAGATTGTTGCTTGCACTTAGCCAGCGGCATTTGACGGCGCATCTTTTCAGTGTGCCAGCCGCCAAAGCGTGGGCCAGTCCAGTCGAGTGGCTTGATAACGCACGGCGCGAATGCCGGGGCCATCTCGCCCACTACTACCTTGTACTCTTCAATCCACTTTTCCATCGCTGGTGTCGCTTCGATCACAGTTACGCGATCAATTTGCGAGCGAACAATGAGGCGCTTTTGAATCAACACCTCACCATCTAGCAGCATGTTATTAGCGAACAATTCAATGAGCTTAGAGCCCAGATTGAAGATGTCGTTATCAGGCCACGATAGGTGGCGATCGATCATCACGCCGTATTTGTCTTGGCGTTCCTTGTCTTCAGCTAGCAGCTTTTCAGCATGCACCATTACATCATGGCCATGGCTGTACTTCTGCGAGCTAGAGCGCTTCAGGCTCTCTTTAATCGCCTTGATGAACTTCGGCGCGGCGTTATCCAGCTTCATAAAACGCACTTCATCTTCGATACGCTTGCCAATCTGCTCAGACAGGTTTTGCGCTGTCTGGTTTGGATTAGTCAAACCGTCGAAGATCGTTTTAATTGCGATGTAGCTCGCTGTTTCCGTTGGGAGACAACGCAGATGCACAAGGCTGGCGCTAGGCTTGCCCCGGCGGCCTTCATAGTAGTCAAGGTATGCTTGAATACCGTCCGCCATTGGTTTAACAAACTGGCGAGTAAGGCGACGATACCAATCCGTGTCGGATGCGCTGCCACCAGTGATGGCGCGGTCATTGTTACGGATAAAGCGATCAAGCCCCGCGCCGTGCATCTTGGCTTCTAGGGCTTCTTGCGTTTCAATGTTAGGCATTCTGATATTTCCTATTAAACCGAGTGGCGTACCTTGTTCGCTAATCGATTCAAGGTATCCACTTCAGTAGCAGTAAAGTTAGCCACTCCAGCACCATAAGCCCATTTGAAGCTCAGGCGCTTGTCTTCAGCATACAGCAATTGCGCGAACTGACAGCGCGGAGTTTTGTAGTTCCGGTGCCGAAAGTCACGCAATATGGCTGCATCTTGGCTGTGAACTAGGTTCGCCAAGAGAGACGGGCCAACGCTATTTAGGTCAGTCATTGTGTGATATTCCTTTGAGTGACTAGAAAGTTAGTCAGCGGAGCCACCATTCTAGATGGCTCCTAGTCTACATCTCTTGTCTAACAGTGTGAGACTTATTCAGGCTTAGACAGCAGAGCGTCTTTAGCTGCAACCAGTGCATCAAAGTCGCTGTGACCGGAGCCATAGCCAGCCTTGACCAAGCCACGGAAAGCGGCTTTAACCTTGGCATCGCTCAAAGCCTCTTCAGCACTCAGGCCGAGAACGGCATAAGGAACCTTGGACTTGAACTGTGGCAGCGTAGGAGCCTTGGCCCCGTTGTTGTGTTGCACCTGTGCATCAGTCAGGGTTTTGATTTGAGCCAACAACTCGGCCACTTGGTTGCGCAATTGCACAACCTCGTCACCAGCCGCTGGCGCTTCACCTTCCCATGGACTGCCAGAATCAGCACCCGGCGCCACGTTGGACACAGGAGCCGAAGGCTCTTGCACAACGCCGTTAGGCGCGCTTTCTTCAGCCGCTTGCACGTTACCAAGGCTGGCTTGACCGGCCTCCTTAGTCGCATCAATTGGCTTGACAGCAGGCTTTGCAGGCTCTGGATTGAGCAACAAATTGAGCGTGGTAGTAGTCAGGCTGCCATTAGCTGCCAGTTCCGCTGCCTTGTTCAACTCATCCTCATTTGCCTCGGTTGCCAGTGCGTACAGAACACGCATGCTGACACCTGCAAAGCGATCATCAGTCCCGAAGTGTTCCGCTACAGTCATAAGCTTGTAAGCCTGTGCCTTGCGGATACTGAAGTGAGCAAAGGCCCATGCAAGGAAGTCAGTTGCCTTCTTGCCTTGTTCCTTGAACTCACAGCTCGCCTCTGTTAGCAGCTTGCCAACACGGACGGATTCAGTCTGGATATTATCCAGCGCTTGAGAGATCTCTACCACCAGCTCTTCCATACGAGTGACCGGCTGGCCAGCTTCGATGAATTCAGCAGCGTTAGCGATGTTCTGAGTTTGGGTAGTCATGATAATAATTCCTTGGTTTGGGTTGGCTAGAAAGTTAGCCAGCGATGCAACCGTATAGGCTGCATCTAGTCTACCTCTCAAATTTCCATGTAGACAACTTGCGGGCCACCATGCGCCCAGTTCTCGACTCGGCGCACTTCAGTGAATCCAGCTCGCTTGTAAAAGCCGGTCAAGTAGCCATCAAAGCAATCCAGCCGCTTTGCGCCTTCTTTAACCGCCCAGCCTACCAGCCAGCTACCTATGCCTTGCTTCAGGCTAAACAAGCCTTTCAGTTCACCGTCAAGAATCAGGAAGCCGCCGGTTAGAGCGTTCTGATCCTTTGCCAAGTAAACCTTGCAATGGTCACGGTAGAACATGGCTTGTATAGATTTGTGTGGAGTGTTTGGGTAGCGGCTGGCGAACGATTGGAACGCCTGAGCTACCTCATTCACTACCTCATCAGCACTTGACAGGCTATCGCCTTTTGGGTGCATACGCTTTGCCAGACCTAAGCCGTAGTAGAACTTAGTGATGTCGGTTTGCTTGATGATTACAGATGCCATGATTATGTACCTATTCAGTTTGAGGATGTTTCGGAAAGCCACCTGTTACCAAGTGGCAGACCTGAAACAACTCAGACCAAGGAATATCACGTTTGCTAAGTTGTTAAAGAGCGGGCCAGCATCGCTGCTGTGGTGGCCATGATATACAGTGCTTTGCGTGCTGTCAACAGTTTATTTTGCGTTTGTTTTGCTTACCTGTGCCGCTATCCAATGCGCTGCATCGTAAGCCTTGAACGGTGCGCTTGTGTCGCATGCCCTAGACTCTAATAGGTCTAGTGCTACGCTGAATTGCGCGTCTGTTAGCTGGTAGTCGTGAAACACTGTTTCCGCTGTATTTAGCTCGCTTGCTGTTACGCATCTCATAAGTGGGATACCGCCCAGCCAATGAAGCCAAGGGCAAGCACCGTAAGGACAACCAAGCCAGCCAAGACACAAAGGTCAAGGATAAAGTCCTTACATTCTTCTTTAGGCGTTCTGTATTCAACTGCATATGTTCGCATGTCATTACCTCTAGTCTCACAGTGTGAGACAACACGCAAAGCACTACATATCATGACCAAGTTATTAAAGAGCGAACAACACAGGCTGCTTAGGTGTTGGCCCTACTAGAAGGCCACACGGTTTACGCTTTGTCAAACGCTAAGTCTGAATAGATAAGAGCTTTCGTCTTAGCTACTAGCCTTGCACGCTTTGTACCGCTGTGACTTGCTGTCTTGCCTGTGCTGTATGTCTTGGCGATCCGGTGGAACGTATTGGACATGATGCGCAGGTGATTGGCAGTCAGGTTGATATGACGTTGCATGATGGTGCCTCTATATGAGTGAGAACACCTAAGCAGTCTGAGTTGTTAAAGAGCGTGGCCGGTCGCGTTCCGGCCTGCTAGGTTACTCCGTCTAACCTAGAAGCACTCGTCATAATCCAGCGAGTAGAGTTAAGGATTGATTGGCCTACGTCGCAATGACTACCAATCTAGAGCCTACATGCCTAGACCTTCCTACCCGTGACATCCGTTCGGCTGGTCTAGGTGGCCTATCCTACAGCAATAAAACAGGCTGTCAACAACTTATTTTCGCTTGCCTCTAATGCAACCTAAATAGCCACTGCTAGCTACCAAGGCCGCAACCAAGCTAGCCACCTGTGAGCATTGCAGCCAGTGTCCTACCTAACCCTTGCATAGCCTAGCAACACAGAGGCAAGCCACCAGTAGCTACCAAGAAGGCAACCAAGGTAGCTACCAAGGCACCACTAGGCACCACCAGTAGCTACCAAGGTAGACCACTAGAAGGAATGACAGTAGACAATGAGTAGAGACAAACAGATGCCGCCCCGTGCTTCCTCGTGTCAACTGTTATGTCAACTATATGTCTCACAGTGTGAGACTTCCTAGCTACTAGGGCGCGCTGTGGCCTACCTAGTATCACATCATGTAGCTACCTGCTGCCATCTCGCAGCGTACAAGGCTGCCACCTATCCCTACTGCATAGCCATGCCGCCTAGTTGCTACCAAGGTTGGCCCCATGCTGCCACCGGAATCGATGCCCCGGCCCCTCGTTCCAGCCCGTGGCGACAGGCGCCCAGACGCCCCATGGGGGACACCCGCAGCGCCGCGAGCGCGAGATATGCCTCACGGGTGCAAACCATTTTCAAATCAGGTGCCACCATAGTAGCCACTAGTCCCTACCAAGGACGCTACCATGGTGCTACTTGAGTACATCTTCCAGCGTCAGGGATCTACTCCTACGCCATTCAGTGCATTG